GGAGCACATCAGGATGATAGGTCACTGCCGCTACTCAACCTCAGACCTTGAATGGCCGTTGCCCATACTGTGTGAGCACCCAAATTCTGAAGTGGGTAATGTGGCTATCACACTGAACGGTGTCATCAGCCAAGACACGCCCGACAAATGGCCGCAACCGCCTGTTGGCGATGTTGACTACGTCACCGGCAATGATGCTGAGGTTGCCCTCAAATGGTGCTTGTCTGGTTGCCTGCCGCTGCTGCCAGGGTCATGGGCCTTTGGACTGCTGAGCAGGGATCACCTGAATTTTTACCGCAACGGGGACAGGCCATTGTGGGTGTGCAACAATCTTCCACAGTTTTCCGTGGTTGCATCAACCCAGGACATCCTGCGACGGTGCGACCTGACACCTGAACACTTCCCCAACGGGACTGCCTACGATGCACTGGTGGGTAAGTCCTCCCGTGTCCAGGGGTTGTTTGGCCATCCTGACCAACAAATCATCTCACCCAACACTTCCTCCCTCAAATGCAAACTGTGATTGCCAACACCTTCACTCGCTGGTGGTGCTACCAGCTGAAGACCTACGACTGTGACCCCGGGCTGTACGTGATGCAGTATCTCATGGCGCGGTTTGAGCTTAACACCGAGCAACGCTACTGGTTCTGCTGGATCTATGCCAACACCTACCACGTGCCCACGGCCTGGGTCATTTTCAATGAGTTCCCTGACTTTGAAAATGTCAGCATTGAGCGGCTGACCAAGTGGCAGGAGGCATCCAAGGCAAGACTTCCCTACCAGAAGGACCAGAAATGGCTGCGGGGCAGGCTACCTGAGACTTTTGCGGCCTACCGTGAGGCTTGTCCAATGGGGCAGCAGTTCATGTGGGATTGCGCCAACAACAGTTTTGACACCGCCTGGCGGATGCTCCTGAGCCGGGATTTCCCACGATTTGGCCGGTACACAGCGTGGTTCTACCTGCAGGCCCTCAACGAGTGTTGCGGTCACAACTTTGTGGCTGACACCATGTTTCTGGATGATGACTCCAGCAAGCAGCCCCGGAAGGGCCTACTGTGGGCGGTGTGCCGTGATGAATCCAAGCACAGCAGCTTTGACACAGAGCACCTTGATGAGGCTGCCGGGCTGCTTGTTGATCAGGCCCAAGAAATCCTGGCTGGTGAGGTGCTGCCTGTGCGGCCTGACCTCTTCAGCATGGAAACAGCACTGTGCTCGTTTGCCAAGCTCCATCGGGGAGGCCCCAAGGGCAGATACCTGGGGTACTACCTTGACCGCATGGCGGAGGACATCAACAAGACCCAGCAGTGCCACTGGCAAGGGATCAACTGGAAAGCCTTGTGGGACGCACGCAATGAGATCCTTCTGCCAGAGTTCAATGGCCCCCACGTCAGGGCATCAGAAATGGATGTGTTCCCCAACACCGGTGCCTTCTGCTCTGATCTCAAGACCTTGGAGCAACTGGAGAACTGGTTCAACAGCAAGATTCAATGAAAAACGTCATCATCAACATACGAGGCACCTACGGGTCCGGCAAGACGGTCCTGGCACGCAGGATCATGTCCCTCTACGGGGACCCAACCGCCCACATGGTAGAAGGCAGGAAGAAACCATTGTACTACACGTTTGAGCACCCGGAAGGGGGGAACCCACTGGCTGTTGTAGGCAGCTATGAAACGGTGTGTGGTGGTTGTGACACAATCCCCAACCCGCCCATGATCTTTGAGACAGTGGACTTTCTTCAGCTGCAGGGGTTTGATGTGCTGTACGAGTCCTTGCTGTTGACTGCTGACGTGGGTCGCACCAAGCAGTACTTTGTGGGGAACCATTGGCCACTGAACATCCTTGCCCTTGCCACACCAACGGAAGTGTGCATTGCTTCAGTCAACAAACGCAGGGAGGCCAGGGGGCAGATGGAACCGGTAAATCCCAAGAACCTACTCATCAAGGTTGCTGGCGTCAAGTCCTCCTGCAAGAGTCTTGCTGCTGCCGGCGTGCCCATTTTCTGGGTGGACAGGGATGCTGCCCTGATCAAGGCCCTTGACCTCCTCAACATCACGCACTGCTTATGAAACTAGCCAGCCTGACGCAATACCGGTTTTTTGATTTCCTGAAGGCCAGAGAAAATGCCAGGATGCACAAAGAGGCTGGGGTGGTGCCTCACTCTGAGGACCCCATCCTACAACATTTCAGCTTTTGCAACATCAACCGGGAGCACGACAACGTCACCAAGTACATCAAGGCAAATGTCCGGGACAACCCTGTGATATTGCGCACTGGTGTGAACAACATGGTGCTCAACCTGGCGGTTGCCAGGGTTTTCAACTCACCCGGGACCTTGGATGAGATTGGGCACGTCAAACCACAGGATCTGATGACCCGGGTGCTCAAGACAGTGCAGGACCGGCAGAAGCGCAAGCTCACTATCTTCCGTGGTGCCTACATGATGCCGTCCCACGGGTCCCCGGACCAGCTCAAACAACCACCAGCTGAGTACTACCTCAACGCCTGTGCCACCATTGCCAAGTTGGACTTCCGCAATGTGTTCACCCTCAAGGAAGCAGCTGACCTGCTCTTGAGTGTCCACGGGTTTGGCCCGTTCATTGTGAACCAGGTTGTGACTGACCTCAGGTACACTGACTTCTACGGATGTGCGCCAGATTGTGAAACCTTTGTGCTGGGAGGCCCTGGCACCTCAAGAGGGTTGTGCCGCTACTACGGGGAACCGCTTACCATTGGGAAATCCCAGAAATGGATGAGGCCAAGACTGGAGGAAGTGCGCAACCTCACAGCCGAACACGCCGGCAAGGTGATTGCACGGTATTTTCTTGACCCAAACAACATCAGCAACTCATTCTGTGAGTTTGACAAGTATGAGCGTGTCCGTGATGGCGGTGCTCTCAAGCGGTTGTACCGCCCAATCAAGTAATTTCCCACAAACATATGGAACTGACAGCAAGAAACACCAATGACCTGCAAGGCAGGCTCTACCACGAGATGGAGGCCCACGGGCAGCGTCTTGAATCGCGCAATGGCCCGGTCCTCCGGTTGCCTGGCGTCACCACCGTCACCCTGCGACACCCTTGGGAGAAAGTCAACTTCAGTCCAGCCAGGGATGCCAACCCATTCTTTCATCTGTTTGAGGCCATGGCCATGTTGGCCGGTCCCATCGGGAACAACGTGCCACTCTTGGCTTTCTTTGCCAAGCAGATGATGAATTATTCTGATGATGGCAAGCAATACAACGCATTCTACGGTGAGCGGTTGCGGGCCTACCAAACCAAATACCAAGACACAGATCAGCTCCACAAGGTCATCAAGGTCCTCCGGGAGGACCCCAACAGCCGGCAAGCTCTGGCACAGATCTGGGACCCCACGCTGGACCTGGACCGCAGTGTCAAGGACAAGGCATGCAACCTGTGCCTGATCTTTGAGATTGACCAGCAGCACGGTTGGCTCAACATGACCTCATTCAACCGTTCCAATGACGCAATCTGGGGTGGTGTGACCGGGGCCAACATTGTTCACCTGGCATTCTTCCAAGAGTATGTTGCCTGTGCTCTGGGGGTCCAGGTTGGCTTGTGGCACCATTCTTCAGCCAACTTGCACGTGTACACAGACAACCCCAAATGGGGGGACCTCAAGGCAGAGGGTGGCAATGTTGGCGAGCGGTTGCTGTACCCTAAAGTGATGGCCTTGTTTACGGGGTCTGAGATTGACTTTGATTACAGCCTTCAAAGTTTTCTGTGCGAGTTCACAGAGGTGTTTACCCTTGGTAATTTTGATCGGATTGGACAGCCTGAAGGGGGTTGGCACAAGTATAAGCAACCGTTTCTGGATCAAGTGGTAGTGCCAATGACGATGGCCTACGTTTGCTGGAAACAAGGAAAGAAACAGCTTGCCTACGATTGGCTCAAGACAGTAGCACCAGGAGATTGGTGCCTTGCTGGCTTGCTCTGGTTCAAGCGCAGGGAGGGCATCAACTACTCACCACACACCATTGAATCACATGACTCTGACTTCCGCGCAACTGACCCTGCTTGACCAACGGGACCTTGCCCGCCGTGCCGTGAACCTCCTTGACGCTGGGGAGGTTGAACGGTTCCACGCTGAACCTCAGGTTCAGTGTCAAACTGTTGGCCTCCATTCCTGGGGTGTCGCTGGCATCCTAATTGCCATGGGGGTCCTGATCCAGCCGGAGGACCGCTGGCTGTTGGGTGCGGCAATTCTACATGACGCGGATGAGCGCAGAAATGGTGACGTGCCATTCCCGGTCAAGCGGTCCTCCCCGGAGATCAAGTCACTCATGGACCGGCTTGCCCTGCAGGAGCAGATGGACAATCTGTTTGTAATCACAGCCCTGAGCAAACGCCAGCAGACCCTACTCAAGCTGGCTGACATGCTAGAGGGGTTGCACTGGTGCCTGTCCGGCAAGGAAAGGCGCAACCAGCAGGTTTCCCATAAATGGATGAAAGCACTGTTGCAAATGCTGCTGGATGAACACCAGACGCTTGAGGACGGTGAAGCAGAACGGTTCTGGCAGATCATGTGCGCTGTGACCGACATCCACCCGGACTGGCATGGCAGCATGTACAGCACGTTTCAGGCATTTCTCAACACCAACCCGCCAAAGCCATGAAACAAGTTGGAGGCACCCACTACCAAGGCACCAAGGTCCAGCACGTTGAGTTCTGCCAGCTCAACCGCATCCCATGGTGCGAGTCAGCAGCAATCAAGTACATCCTCCGGCACAGGCTCAAGAATGGCCGGGAGGATGTGGAAAAGGCCATCCACTACGTCCAGCTGCTGGTTGCGATGGACTACGCACGCCGGGCAACGGTCCCCCAGGATGCCCTGCAGAAGCAGTATGTCATCAGTCTGAAGGACTTCCTCAGCGACAAACCCCTGACCAAGGTTGAGCGCAAAGCTGTTGAGCTGATCCTTGACCACCAGAAGGATGAGGGAGATGAGCGCAAGCTGGATGAGGCCGTGAGGTTGCTCAAGGGCCTACTCAAGGAGTATGAGGACCCACCACTTGAGGGTCTGGAATTGCTCTGACCCACCTGAAGGCACCTTTCTTGCAGTTCACCCGGAATTGCCCAGAAAGGTGCCTTCTGCGTGTTGGGCCCCCTTTCCTGTGTATCGGTCCAACCAACACTGCAATCGTTGTTTTCCATTTACTGCTGTGGGTTGGAAAAGTATTTTGCCCAACACTGAAAAAAGGTCTTGCCCAACTGGTGAATTGGGAGTCATGTTTGCGTCGTTGAAAGACACTACCACGAACATGAGCACTACCGCAAACAAAGTCATCCGCATTGAACGCTTGAACAGCCGCCTCCACATTGAAGGGGAGTACAGGCTCACCCCCATTGAACTTCATAACAATTGCAGCGGCAATGAGTTCCTCAACTGGTTTTGCGGTCCTGCCCAAGACCCAGAAGCCAAGGCACCAGTCCTTCACTGGTATTGCAACATCCACTGGACCGGACCAGACGCCCAAAAGGTTGTGGTCACCATCGGGGACTACATC